CTTGTTAAAATAAAAGCCGGATCATTTTTTAGAAAAATGGCATTACTTTGTATCCCAGCCAATTCTCTACCGCCAACGGTATTTCCGGTTTTTAAAATATAAGGATCAAGATCAGCTTCTTTAACGCCAATTTCTACTAAAAAATTCCAAAAATCACGTATGCCTGAGAATTCCCACTTATTTGATTTTCTTCCAAAGTTTCTATTATTAAACAAAAAGTCAGCCGCTTGTTCAAACGTTACTGCGCCTTCCGGAGCATAGAGTTCTAAATTTTTTTCATTACCACGATAAACTATTTCATAAGCACCGGTTTCTTTTTTACTTTCAGAAAAACCAATCTTAACCTTTTTATAACCTTCTGGAACCTGAGCTTTTGGTGCTTGTGGTGCCCGCCACGGTGAGTCAGTTAAATTATAGCCCCAGGTACCCTCACTAGATTTAAATATTGTTCCGCCTCTTGGTAGTAAAATTTCACTGGGATACGCATAATTGGGGCGATCACCTAATTTAACAAACTGTGTTCCTGCTGGAACTGTAATTTCATAAATAGTCGGGTTGTCAAATACCGTCGATTTTGCAAATTTTTCTGCATCAGCGCGATCGGTTACAACACTTAAAAAACCCTCGTCAAGCTCGCCTTTGCTTGAATAAGTGCCTTCCTCGGCTACTCTATAAACAGTAAAAGATTTTTCGGCTTTTGGAGCTGCTTGAATAGCCTCGTCTAACGCTTCAACATCAAGTGCCACATCTTCTCCACCAGGACCTTCACCTCTTAAAAAATTATTTATTGGTTCTGATGTTTCTAAATAATTATCCATTGCCTTGGCCTGTACTTCTGGATTAGCGCTAGGCCTATTAAAATTAACATACGCCGGTTTGGCGTCCTCCTTTAATTTAAATTCAGGATCATAAAAACCAGGGGCCTCGCGTATGCCGGTTGGTTTTGAAGGATCTTTTACCGTTGGCTCTATTTCAGGAAAATTAGCTGCAACTTCTGGAGAATTCTCAGCCTCAGCGCGCAGAATGTTTCGATCAAGTCCAATTAAAGCTTGCGGTCCAGTAACTGGTTTACCTTGGGCTAGGTCAGCGGCGGCTTGAGCCTGCATTTGCAATTGCGTCTCTGGCTTAGTTCCAGAGACTACTTCTGGGATAAGGCCCTCAGGTTTTTTAGGTCCAAAACCACCCATTGAAACTCGTAAGACACCACCAGCCGCGGCAGCAAAGGCGGTGTCTCTCAAAGCCGTGGTCATGTCATAGTCAGCTTGATACTCATTTAACAAGAGAGCAGTGGGTCCTTGTAACGCGGCAACAACTACCCCGGTTTCTGCAGCACCAAGTATTCCACGAGCTGCAGGTTTAGCAAACCGGCCAAGACTTCCTAAGGTTTGAGCTAACCGAGCTTCACCAACAACAGGCACAAACATCGACGCTACGTTTAAAGGATCTAGTAAACTTGCCGCCATACCGACACCAAACCCGGAAACGTTCTGCATGGTGGTGCCTTGCGAAAGAACTTGTTGCCTATAAATTTCGCCATATTTACGCTGGTACATAAGTTGTGCAGCTTTTTCGCGGATTGGCGAGTCAAACTTAAGACGACCTTTTATCCCATAAAGGCTATTAGCCTCTTCAGGATCTAACATGCGAGATTCGTAACTATAATTATCTTTTGCTTCTTGTAGATCAGTCCAAGCACCAAAAGCCGCTGTAGGGCTGTTTTGATAAACATCATCAGCTAATATGCCAAAGTACTCCCCAGACCTTGCTGAGAATAAGGTATTGGCTGCTTGAGCTGAAGTTGTCTCAGCTAGCAGCGAATCAAAGTAACCGTTCACTGATTTGCCAGGTCCTTGTATGAAAGATAAATTGGGCCGGCAGGTTTACCGGTAGACATGTTATTAAAATGAACGTACGTCCGCGAGGTGCCGTATTGCGGATCTTGGTCCATAGTAAAGAATACGCCAGAAAAATCTGGGGCTGTTGAAAAATAACCTAACTTAGTAAAGTTGTCAATATACCGTTGTGTTGAAATTTCAAATTCTTTTGACGGGTTTTGCATTGAAGTATAACCAGTCAAAAGTGACGGCTTTGCCAGCATTTGGATCTCTGACAATTTTTTCTCAAGGTTACGTTCGATGTTTTTTAACTCACGATCACTAAACGTAGTGCCGTCAGGCAATTGCCGCGGTATTGCAAACTTGTTACCATTAATCTTACCATACGCGTAAGCCGCGCTAAATAAGGTTTGTGCTGAAGTTTTAATAGACTCTGAAACACCACGGCGCTGATAACCATACTTATACTTAGAATAAGCCTTAGCAGCCTCGACTGCACCATTTATTGATTCTGGCCTGGCTCCGGCAGCAGTCATGGCCTCTACAAAATCCATAGTTTCAGAACGCAAGGCGACGCCGTCTTCAATTTGACGACGAGTATTAGTATCCGGTATTAGTTTGTCAAGCTCAGCCGTAGGTGTCTGTAAAGCTCTTACAAGTTCAGCGGTATACGGCCTGTTCATGTGAGAAGCAATCAATACAAACTTAGCATCAAGTGCGGCATCGCCTTTAAGTCTAGCCATTGACGCCATTACTGAGGGAAAATGTTTGCCGTAAGTTTGTTGCACCCTAGTTAACACGGCCTCAACCTCGTTTGCACCGGCGTTTTTAATGTCGGCTGCAAGTCTCTCGGCGTCACCCGTAGAAACTACCGTGCGCTTGTATGAGGGCACTCCGGCAACTTCTTGAGCTGCCAGCATAGAATCAAAATAGTCTTGTTTTGCTTTTTCAGCTCGACCGTTATCTAAACTAGGATTTTCAGCCAAGGCTTTTTGAGCAGCAGTCAATTCGGCTGCTTTTGCCTTTACAATCGGACTAGATGCCGTAGCACTAACAGGGTCCTGGTCAAGAAGTTGCTGATATTTTTCAACTGATTTTACGGCGTATTCGTACATCCTGTTTTTTGCAGCATATTCAGGATCTTCTGGGGCAGGTTTTAATTTTGCAAGAATCGCACCTGCCTCTCCTGGGGTAGCCGACTTTACTTCCTGTAAAACTGAATAAGTGCTTTGCATCATCTCCAAATTAGTTTTAAACTCGGCCATTTCGGCCTCTTGATTAGGAGTACCTGCAAAATATTGACCATACTGCTGTACGGCAGCATCAATGTTAGAATAAGTAGAAGGTAGTTGACCTTCAGTCTCCATAACGGCCATCATATTATCAGAAAACTTTTTGGCAGCCTCTCTATTTTCAGCAGTACTTACCTTGGCCGCGTTCATAGCCTTAGCGCGCAAACTAATAAGGTCTCCCGTATCTAGTACCTCAGAAAACTTAAGTGAATCAATTTCCTGTAAAGCTTTACCGCCCTCTCCGTTTTGAATAAGACCTTCAATTGCAGCCTTTGTCAAAATCTCTTTGGCTTTTTCAGAAGTTTTTGCAACCGAAGGTATTCTACCACCCATCGTTCCAATAGTTTCTTCGACGCGGGCTTGAACTTCTGGTAATTTGTCATAACCACCCTTTACAATAAGTTCATTTGCCCCGAGACTTACAATGTTTTCAAGTTTATCTGTCACCTCTTGCACGCGGGCTGCGGCTTCTTTTCTTGCAGCGCGATTATATAGGCCGGTACCAAAGTTTTGAAGCTGTAAACCAAGTTTTTGAGCAGCCCTGGCCGAAGGCGCTGACTTAATCAGGCCTTTAATGTAGTTGTTGTATTCGCCTTTAAAAGATTGTGTAAAACCGTCACCGCCAGTAGCCTCTAACTCCTCAAAACGCTTAGCCCAATGAGCCCGAGCCATACCCTCAGTCTCAGCAATCCACATTTGCTCATCCTGATCAGCACGACGCTGTCCTGTTTCAAACAAAGCTGCCCCAAGTTGCATCAACCCACGGCCAGGGGCCATGGTTTGCTGTTCAAAAAGTGCCGGTTGTGCCGTAGGTCCGGTCGAGCCTGTAGCATTTGATACTGTAGACTCGTAAGTTGGTAGAGGAGGTGGCATTTAAATAAATCCTGGGTTAGAGCGTGACGGCGTTGGAGCGTAACGATTGGCAAGTTCACCAACCTGGCCCACAATTTGAGAAGCGCCACCTAAAAGAGCTCCCGTAGCCTCGCTACGTCCACGAGAAATAGCCGTTTGACCATAAAAAGATTGAAGTTGAGCTTCATTTCTAAAACGATTTGCTTCAATTTCGCCCTGATATTGTCTATTCATGACATCTAATTCACCCTGAAGTAAACTATCGTACTGGACGTCTTCAAAAGACCCACCTCCGGCCAGTAAACCTAAACCAGCGGCTGCAGCTCGTTGTTTGCCCATGGTAAGACGATTACGGCGACGTATTTTTTCGGCGTCTGCAGCAGCTTGTTGTTCGGCCGCAGTAGCATTATTACGGGCTACTGCCGCGTTATATTCAAAAGCTTGCTGTTGAGCCTTGGCGTTTTGTTGTGCAGCTTGCGCTTGAGCAACCATGCCAACAGCAGTAAGTCCTACGCCTGCAATTGAGGTTACGGCGCCAATAATTCCAACAATTGGTGCTATAAAGGCCATTATCTAACTCCTTGGATAAAGTTTAGCATAACGGTAGTAGGTATGCTGATCGGGGCCATAGCGATAAAGAGGTCCTTCATTTATGAAACCGAGGCGCTTGGCCCAGCGATGTCCCGTGATAAAGTCATGTTTGACGGCTGTTTGAACACGGTGGAATTTGTATTCTTCAACAATTCTAGCGAGATAAGCCAAAGTAGTTTTATGAAGAGCAATCCCATAAAACTCGTTAGTAGAAGGCGGTACAAGAACCCAACCTTCCCCGACACCTTTCCAGAGGGGCATGATTCCTCCCGCACCCAGTATGGACCCGTCTGCGGCAATTGCGCAATAGGCGGTGTTAGGAAATTGTCCGATGGTCTGTACATATTTCTCCGGATCGCCGTCTATGATAAATGTTGGAATACTTTCCAACAATTTTTTACAGGCCTCAACGGTAAATAACTGTATTTCATAGGTTTGTCTTGTCATTTATATACTACGCTCTCAGGCATAATAGCTATCACAGTCAAAGGATAAGGTAAATCCTGAACTATATAATAACTAGTATCGGTAGTATATGATTGGTTAAGTGAAATTGATTTGTCGCCTGTAAACAACGGCGGAGATTCATCCATTGGATCACCGGCTTGTCTAAACTCTTTAAGATCTAAGTCGGTCAGCGATACCCCGTGTTTAAAAGTTAAACTATTTAAAAGTCGTAACGTAACCTTATGAATTCTAGCTTGTTTACCTTGCGCCGTACCAGACTGACCACCGCCTTCAAATGGTAATGTTTTAATTATCGAAGTATATGGTAAACCAACAATTACATCTGTAGCAGAACGACTTAAAGTTATTGAACCAGAACTAACAACAGCATTTGGCCGTTGTGCACCATCAGCAACTACTGAAACGGTTTGTCCATTTAAATGACTCAAACCAGTAATCGTGGTAGTGGCTGCCCCAGTGTATCTTAAACCGGAATCAACAAACCACATGTCAACCTTATCGGTACTTGTGCTTGGTTCAAAAGGATTTTGAATAACTTCAATATATCTTTTTGTATTTCCACCAATAGTTCTTTTAATAATTAAATATAGTTGGTCCCCCGTTTGATCTATGTTTGGAATTACAGCAACTGACTCAACAACTGCGGAACCAGAACTAAATGAACCCCCAAAATCATGCTGATGAAAACCCACAATTTCTTGTTCGCGCAAATAAGTCATGCCAATAAGTTTTCCGGTGTGTGTAACAATCCAAAAAACACTGTCTGGCTCTTGTTGAAAAGCATTATCGGTTGTGTAATTATTTTCACGTAACAGGTGTTCACTAAGAATTGAAATATCTCTTGCAATATAAGAATCAACGTCAAAATTATAAATCATTTCACGAACTTTTCTGCCTGAACGTTGAATAAAAAGCGTGGCCGTGCCAACTCTACGGGCAGGAACCGCATCAGAACCATAGGTTGTTTGTTGCAAAACTTGAATATTTGTAGGAGATAACGGGTCGGCTGTACTTGCCTGTTTTGCAATCCACTCAGCCCCGGCAGTTCCAATAACTAAATTAGATGCGGCGTCTAACCAGCGAATAGCATTAACCTTATTTGACGCAATTGTGTAAGTAATTGCATTATCGTCGGCTACAGTGGCGTCGACAGGATAGGTTCCACCAGTTTCGCCTGTAGGTTGAAAATTTTCATAATCACCCGAACAACTCATCCAAATAGTTTGAGGTTGATTGTCAGTATAACCAAAAACAAGTCTTTCTTGAAAAAACACCACAGAACCAGGATAACCTGTTGCTTGACTCCAGGCTCCGAGACGCCAGTCAGTCGACGCGGTTGTATTATCAAAAGCTCCTTTAATATCTAATGAAACTGATGTGGCACTAGTAAATGCGGTAATTATTCCCCAACCGTATTTATTTGCATGACCTATTCTTAATGTACGACCTACGTCCGTACTTGCAAAAACATTTGCCGAGGCTGTAATAGTGGTTGTACCAGTTTTATGTGCTGGTGACAACGTGGTTGAAGTTTTATTTGTAGAAAGATACGGGCCATCTAAAAATGAAATTTCTGTCAAGGTCCAAGCAGTGTGACTAGTTCTTGAAAGTTTACGCGGTTTTACTGAAGGATGCACAATATACAAAACATCAGCTGATTGGGTAAATTGTAAGTCAGGAAGTTGGGCCGTAGTATACGGGGTTACAACCTCTACTGGATTACCGCCAGAAGTGACTACGCCGCCGTCACGATAAATTCGGATATATTGGTTACCAAATTCAAGGATGTAAGCCTGTACGGTGCTAAACTCAAATGGTACAAGTCTTGTAAAGTCGGCACTTGTTTTTACTTCATTTACGTATTTTGTACCTGGGCGACGATAAACGCCGCCTTGTGGCATGATAATAAAGTTTTTTAACGTTTGAACTCCGTTAGCATAACGGTTAACGTCAACACGACCGCGCATGCGAGGACTAAGCTCGCCTGCCGTAAAGTTTGTCTGTATTGGGTTATTACGCACCGGTGTCGATTTTGTTCTGCGAACGCAAACCGCCACCGGGGTAGGTATATCTAGACTCTAAGAATAGGTCGGCAGAAAGTTCGCGTGCCGGATTTTCTTTAGCATCAATTGATTTTGCTTGTCTTAACTTTTCTTCGTAAAGCTGATAAAGTTGCTGTTGAACCTGTCCGGTTTGTATCAAAGCGTATGAAATATCATAAGCTAAATAACACGCGATTGCCTCGGCACAAAGAGGTTCAATCAATACTGGGTTACTAACCTCATAAATATAAACAAGCTCAAGTTGATCAACATTAGCTAAAATTTTACCGTCTTCAATTCTATAATCTTCCGTTTCAGGTCTTACAGTGATTACTCTTAAACAATCTGTAGGTAAGGTAAACTGATACTCATATTCAAATGCCGGAGCAGTGCTTAGCGGTGAAAGCACTACTCGTTTTGTCGCAAAATTCCAAGGATGACTACGTAATACAATATTTCTAACTTCGTAAATTCTAGCCAGGCAAAGCCGGGCTTCTTTAGACTCCTCGTCTAGTGACGTTATTAAGTTAGCGCCAAGTTTTGTAAGGGCGCTATTGGCGATAGTTATGAAACTTGACGCCATAGTGGAAATAGGGCCCCCCTGTTATAGGGGGCCCTATCCCCTAATTATTTAGTCAACCACGTACTCGAGAGAGCCGCGAATATTGAGTGCCGAAGCACTCGTGTTCGCGCCGCCGAGAGTAACCAAGATCACCTGCGACGCAGAAAGTTCGTCGCCATGATTTAACGCCACCGTGTTGGCCAAGTCAGCCCCGCCGGCAGACGCCGAAGAGGTGGCACCAAGGTACCGCGTAGCGGAACCAGAGTAACCAACGCTCAGAGTCGTGCTGGCGCCAAGAGCTTCCCAAGCAAGACGGCCGCTAATAACGCGCGCACCCTTAGGAAGGGTGGTAGCACGAATAACGTCGCCATTGGTCAGGCCGGCAGCCGGGGTCGTATAGCTAAAATAAGCCACACGAATACGGCCACCAAGCTCATTAGGCTTTGCAAGGCTGATAGGCACAGCCGTGCTGTTTGCGTATTGAACTGAATCAACGTTTGCCATGGTAAGTGTCCTCCTTTATACCGTTTCGTTGCACTTCACCTTGAGCACCTTCTCTTCCCACATACGGGAGGCGCCAAATGAAGCAGAAACGTAGATTTGAACACTGTTGCGTTTGTCACGCCGAGGGCCAACGTCGACTTGAATGTCCTGGGCCACAGCAAGGCAAAGACCCTGCTGAGCGAAGAACAAGCAATCGCGGACGTTGCTCGCTTTAGGCAACAATTCAGTGCGAATGAAGTTGAAGCCCATGAACGAGTTAACCTCGCCGTTGACCAGCGCTTTGACGGTGTTATAGTCGGCGTTCGTAACCTCAGTCGTGCGAAGCAGCGACTGGATCTGCGAGGCCGTAACAACGGCAAACAAAGGCTCACCGTCCATGACGGCTTCGTTCGAGTCGAACAGGAAGCGCGCACGGCGCAGTTTGCCAATGGTCAGGTTGCTATTAGCGGTTGCACCGGATTCAACATAGTCTTGCGCGATTTCCTGCCCAGCCGGGAAGGTAACCGTGGAAGCACCAGTCTTACCAGTATATGCCGTGCCAAAGGCGGCGTCAATGATGACCTTGTCAACCTGACGGCCAAGCGCGTAAGCAGCGTTGACAGTATAGGGTGAGGTCGGGTCAGCAAGCATCCGCAGCCTGTCCTGCCGATCAATCAAGTCGGCCCAATCAAAATCGCGCAGGCTGATGCGCCGGCGATCGTGAGTGGTTTCAACAAGCGGGGTGTCGCTATGGCGGTTAAGGATCTCAACCGAGTCAGTCGGTCCGATCCGATCATAGAAGTCAAATTCAGCATTCTGGGTTTCTTGACGAACTGCAGGACGCAGGCGCGAACCCATCTGCTGAAACTGGACTTCGATATTGCTTTTATACGTCTGTACAAAAGCTTTGTCAATTTGGAATGACATCTAAGTCTCCTTTGTTAAGTTTCTTTTTGGTTCGGCTAAGTTACCCGTATCCGGACTTATCCTTGCGAAAGCGCTCGCCAACGGTCAAACTTTCTTGACGGTCAACCAGGCCCTTTCGGGTTGTCTGATACATAAAGACTACGCCGGTCTTGAATACTTGTACAATTTATTTTTAAACGTCAGCCGGGAAAGCAATTGCGTGTAGCGTTTGCCAGCGCTTTGCTGCTTCCTTATGGCCAACTTGCGACTTGTCGGTCAACTTTTTAACAAAGTCACCATCGCCTCGAAGCTGGTCTAATTCGGCTTGTGCCTGGGTAGGGCTCACACCGCCAAACGAAGAATCCCCGCCTTGATCTGCTTTTGATTCAGCCATAGCTAATCCTACGTTTGAAAACAAACCAATAAGCTCTGGGCTATTTCCAAGACCTGTTTTTTCAAGATAACCTACAAGTTCCGGCGAACCAAACTGCTGAATTGCACGCTGTGCTGCCGCAACTCTGACATTGTAGTCGGGGCCATAGCGCTGTTTCATTGCAGCAATCGCTTGTTCGGCTTGCTGCTGTTGTTCGGCCGTACCCTTTTGAACGCGGTTATTTACGTAGTCCATGTATTTGCCATAAAGTGTTTTTGCCTGGCGAGATGTCAGGCCGCTTTCATGAAACACCTTAAGCATGTGCTCATTCATTTCTTTGTCAAACAGTTGATCTGGGAAATTTTCTGGCTTGCCAAGTTTATAATCCTCTGGCTTGGAAGGTCGTCCTAACTTGTTAAAGAAATTATCCCACTCTTCTTGACCGGCAGTTTCCTTAGGCATCACGATCTTTTCAGCGCCGACAAGTGACTGGGCATGGACATAACTTTTAGCCAAGCTTGGAATGTCGTTAATTGACTTTAATGACGGATTTTCACGTAAGTCTGGTGGCAGCACTTCCCGCCAACTAGTGGTCGGTGTC